GTACCACCTAGCCACATGATGGTTCGTACTATTATTCGCAGTGACGAAGTCAGTTATCCATGGTTGGCACCAGCTGGTACACGCCGTGGTGTTGTTGACAACGCTACTCAAATTGGTTACATTGATGCAACAACCGGTGAGTTCCAGCCATTGAGCGTGAACCAAGCATTGCGTGACATTCTTTACGAAAACAATGTTAACCCAATTACCTTTATTCCCGGAGTTGGCATCACCAACTTTGGTAATAAGACTTCTAGAGCTGTTACATCGGCACTGGACCGCATCAACGTTGCACGACTGGTATGCTTCTTGCGTGCTCGACTGAAAGAAATTGGTAACCTGTATTTGTTCGAACCCAATGACCAAATTACACGTCAGGAAATTACCAACACTTGCAACAGCTTGATGATTGACTTGATTGCCAAGCGTGCCATTTACGATTACTTGGTAGTGTGTGACCTAAGCAACAACACACCAGCACGTATCGATCGTAACGAGCTATGGGTAGATATTGCTATTGAGCCTGTCAAGGCAGCTGAATTTATCTATATTCCTTTGCGTATCAAGAACACTGGAGAGATTGCTGCCGGAGCATAAAGATAGGGCTCTAGGGCCCTATTTTTCCAGTATCATACAAGGTAAATAAACGTAACAGGAGAGATTATAAAATGCCAGTTTCATCACTACAAAGAATGACAGTACCTTTGGCCAGCGACCAAAGTGCAAGCACACAAGGCTTGCTAATGCCCAAACTCAGATATCGCTTTAGAGTGCTATTTGAGAACATTGGTGTTAGCAAACCAACTACAGAAATGACCAAACAGGTTGTAAGTTTTGCTCGTCCTAATTTGACATTTGAAGAAATCACTTTGCCCATTTACAACAGCACATTGAAACTGGCTGGACGTCATACTTGGGCCGATATTCAATGCGAAATTCGCGACGATGCATCGGGCAACGTTAGCAAGCTGATCGGCGAGCAAATGCAGAAACAGATGGACTTCTTGGAAATGAGTTCGGCTGCTTCTGGTATCGACTACAAATTCAAAACAACTTTTGAAATTCTCGACGGCGGCAACGGCGCCAATGAACCCATTGTACTTGAATCATGGGAACTGTATGGTTGCTACCTCAAAGGTGCTGACTATGGCCCAATGAACTATGGCAGCAACGAAGCTGTTGCTATTACATTGACCATTGCTTATGACAATGCCAACCAAGGCAACCAAGGCGGCGGCGGCATTGGTGGAGTCATTGGTCGTACTGTCAACAACGTTGTAACAGGTGCCGGCCAAGGCGCATAAGGCATAATCAATGTCTAGTTTCGGCCAAGACTTCTTACAAGGCTTTGCTGGATCAAATAGCTTGCGTGATTACACTCACGCAAGCAAAGTTTTCCGCACCAACGCCTACGAACTCAAGCCTCGTTTTAAATTTCTTTTCCATGTGGTGTTTACGCTCAACCTGGATCAGATTCCTGCGCTTCGTAACTCAAAAATATTTGGCGCCAGTGAAATTTATAATCTTAGCTTGGCAGTTAAAACCATTGATTTGCCAAAGTACAGAGTAGACTCTCATACATTGAATCAGTATAACCGCAAGCGTGTTGTGCAGACCAAGATTAACTACGAGCCTGTGGCTGTGACATTTCACGACGACGGTGGCGACAACATTCGCGAACTGTGGTATCAGTACTATTCTTACTACTACAAAGACCCATCGCAGCAATACGGAAACACTCCAACTACCAATGGTAGCATAGGACAGGTTCAGACCAAACAAAATGGCATGAGCTATAACAATCGAGACATTTACGAGCAGAACAGAGCCGGAAACGTAAACGATTGGGGATACATTGGTGAAAACTTCATGGACGGCACCAGCGCAGCCTCGGGCAAGCCGCCATTTTTCAAAGACATACAAATTTATGGATTTGATCAGCACAAGTATGCAAGATACATTTTGATCAACCCACTGATCACAAGTTGGAGTCATGACCAATATGACTACAGTCAAAGCAATGGCGTTATGCAAAATGCAATGACCATTTCTTATGAAACTGTAAAATACTATTCGGGCGCACTTGGCAAGCCAGACGCCAACGTCAACTGGCCAGACACTGCACACTATGACAACACACCAAGTGCATTGGCTCGTGCTGGAAGCACAGCTACAATATTTGGACAAGGTGGATTGCTGAGTACCGGCAATGGTATCTTGACTGACTTACAAAGTGGATCAGTTATGGGACTTATTGGCGCGGCACAAAAAGCTGGTACTGCTTACAATACATTCAAAGGCAAGAATCTCAAGAGTGTTGTTCAAGCCGAAGCAGTAAGTCTTGGCAAGGATGTTATCAATCAATTTGGTCCAGGTGCAGTACGATCCGCAGTAAATAAAGCTGATAGCTGGATATTTCCTACCAAGGCAGTACAACGTCAAGCCAACACTGACACACCTCCAATTTAAAATAACGCTATGTCACAGGGAACAGTCAATTACACAAACACAAAACTCGATCTAAGTGTTCGAGTGTTTGATACTTTTTATGGTTTTGACGCCAATGTCCCTGCCAACGAATTTGACATTGTCAACAGTTTTTTTAAAAACGTGATGGAAAATGATCGAGCAGCTGGCAACATGACAGTGAGCTTGTTTCAAGTAGCAGATCAAACAAAGATACCTGTGCTGACTTTGTTAGATACAATGAAAGGTAAAAATGGCCTAGACCTTTCAATTAGCATGGCTTACTATCTCAACAATATTCGCAGTAGATCTACATTGTTGGGCGTCAATGCACAAGCAACGCCTAACTTTTATGCAGCTAGAGCGGTATTGCAATGAGCAAGTGGGCACAGGGCGTTTATCAAATTCTAAACCCAAAAAAATACGTAGGCAACGGCAGCCCACGTTATAGATCCGGCTGGGAACACAGCTTCATGCGATTCTGTGATACCAACGACAACATACTGCAATGGGCCAGTGAAAGTGTACGTATTCCTTATCGGCACCCACTCACTGGTAAAATGACCAACTATGTTCCGGACTTCCTGATCACTTACAGAACTCGAGACAACACAATGAAAGCAGAATTGATTGAAATCAAACCTGCTGGACAAAGCATGATGGCTGAGGGACAGAATCCCCGAGAGCGTGCTGTGATTGCTGTGAACTATGCCAAGTGGGACGCTGCCACTAAGTGGGCCCGCCAAAACGGCCTAACATTTAGAGTCATCACTGAGAACGAAATGTTCCGTAATGGCGGCAAATAAATATTGTTTTAGATAGCCCACTATGTCTCTTCAAATTGTCAATGGTACTTTAAGTGTAGTCGATGGTTACACATTGTTTGAGCCCACACACCAGTCGGCAATTTTTGCCTTTGGCGGCTTGATCGGCCAAGCTCAAAATTGGTCAATTTCGAATACTTTTTCGTACCCAGGGATTATGTCAAATGACATAGCTGGTGTTGGCACCGCCAGAGCCAATCCTGCTGCCGCCGGCTACGGCGGAGACAAAGCTATATTTGGATTTGGGCAACCTACCTCGGGCGGCTGTTCCTTGACAAATCTTGTTTCTAACACAGGTGTAATGGCAACAGACACTGCTGGAGTAGCAGACTCGGCATATAGACTTGCTGCTGCCGGATATGGTGGTAACAAAGCTATTTTCGGGTTTGGCATATCGGACTTGTATTCTGTTACCAATCACACCTATCTAGTGTCCAATTTGGGTGTAATGGGCTCTTCATATTCAGCAGTGGGAACAGCTAGATGGGGACTGTCGGCAGCAGGTTATGGCGGAGACAAGGCTATATTTGCTTATGGTGATGTAAATTTGACCAGTCCTGTGTCAAGCACAACCACTTATAATTTAGTATCAAACACCGGAGTAGTAGCATCTGACTCAACGCCATCATTGGGCGGCATTGGGGTTGTTGGGGTGGCCGCAACTTACGGCAGCGACAAAGCTATATTTGCCTGGGGATACAATGTTACTGGTAGCAGCTACACTGATATACAGACATATAGTTTGGTTTCGAACACTGGCACTTTTGTATCCTATGGTACTACAGTGAATGCAGGGAGAAACTTTGCAGGTGGCGCCACATACGACGGAGATAAAGCAGTGTTTGGATTCGGTGGAGGAAACAACGGCCTTGGTGTTTTTTACTTAACAAACACATACAACCTAATATCAAACACAGGAATAGTAGCAGCTAATCAATCCGCACTAAATGCCACTGCTCGCACTGGAGTTGGCGCCGCTGCCTACGGTGGATAATTCAAAGTTATAATCTCTCCAAAAACAATCAAATAAATAGGTCATGACTCGTAAACTCGAAGAACTTTTTGACCTGCCCCCCACTGCACAAGATGTGGACACATCTGTTCCTGCTATTCCCGAAAACCGAGAAAAACTCGCTGCCATAGACGATGCCATAGACAAAATCGATTCGGCGTTGCCGGCGGTACAAGGACTGGATGCCACCGACACAGAAATGGATGAACTTGCTGGGCTTGCTACCGGTAGCTACAAAGACCTAATGGATCTTGGCATGCAAGT